GCCGAGGCTGTTGCGGCTACAGGCACTTGGCCAACACCAGTTGCCTCACCGCCAGCAAATTCTAGGCTAATTGGTGGTTTTCACTATGCACCAGGTGGTAATGCTACTGCTCAATCAGGTGGCGATACTACAGCGCAAATAAATGAGTATTCATTCTGGGATTTAAAATTTAGGCCATCAGCAACTGACCCTAGAGGAATGACTTTAGTATCTGGAGCTTTCTGGGTAGACATTTATTTATTGAATACTGACCCACAAACCAACGGAACCTCTAAATACAATGTAAGAATTGCAGACGGAAACGACGAAGCAATTGTCCCAGATGCTTTTGGCGGAAATGGTAGCACCACTTACTCAGGAATGACTTGGTGGAATACAGCCGAAGCTTTATCTGCTTTTGGAAAGCGTTCTATTTCTTATAGAGAAGCGTCGGTTGCTTTTTACGGCACCACAGAAGAAAGCTCAGCGGGCTCTGATCCTGTAGACACAATTTTGCGAGCCGATTACACCTCAAAATGGGGCGTAATGCTTGCTACTGGAAATATGCGTCAATGGGGAGATGACTTTGGCGGCGGCGCTGGCCCATCTTCGTGGGAAGCAATTACTGGTGGCAGGGGTTCTGTTTATCTGCAAGCTAATGCCGTGCTCCTTGGTGGGACCTGGGCCGATGGGTCGAATTCTGGCTCGCGTTGTGCGGACTGGGGCCTCTCGCCCTCGGTCTCCACGAACGGTTTCGGCGGTCGCGGTGCCTGTGACCACCTGCTTCTTGTATAGCAAGAGCGTAAGCGATTGCTATAAACTTGAGCAATTTCAATATGGACCAAATGGCCATTATAGAAAAATATGAAACTTTTATTGAGTATGCTTACCCAATAGCAAACAATATACCGAGGCAACACGGTGCAATAAAATCAGTGTTTCTAAACCTTATAGTGACATTGCCGGGACTAATTATTGAAGCTGGGAAGACGGGTCAGGTTTCTAAGCTATATGTAATAGATGCCAAACTTTCTGAAATAAGATACTTTTTAAGGTTTTTGTCTCATTCAAAAAGAGGGATTATCTCCGTGCAGCAACATAGAACAATGGACACTTTTTTATCAGAAGTTGGTAAGATGTTAGGCGCCTGGATTAAAAAGAAAAAATCCGGGTAGCTGAAAGTGGGTATGCCGTGAACCTTGGTGGGAACTGGAACAATGGGTCGAATTCTGGCTCGCGTTATGCGAACTGGAACAACTCGCCCTCGAACTCCAACAACAATATCGGCGGTCGCGGTGCCTGTGAGGACAAAGTTTTGCGCTCTGCATTAGGCGACTATGCAGGCCGACCTTGTGGTCAGCCATTTTCAACTGCTACGGCGAATACACTTAGAGGTCTGGCATAAGGGGGAGTAGGGAATCGAAACCCCTAGCCAGCGTCTATGAGTAAAAAATACAGAAATTTATATTCTTTAATTGTTGATCCAGAAAACATTAGGATTGCTGCAGAAAGAGCAGCAAAAGGCAAAAGGCAGTCTTTTGGATATTTAGCCTTTAAAGAAAACTATGAGCTAAATTTAAAAAAAATTGAATATGAGTTGGCCAATGAAACTTGGCAGCCTGGGCCGATGAGAGAATTTTTAATTTACGAGCCTAAGCCTAGAAAAATAACAGCGCCTTCTTTTGCTGATAGAGTCGTGCATCACGCATTAATTGCAATAATCGAGCCAATATTTGAAAAAACTTTTTTGCCGACATCATTCGCTTGTAGAGTCGAAAAAGGAACTCACGCTGGCGTAAGGTGGGTGCAGTCCAAAGTCAGAAAAGAAAAATATAAATATTTTTTAAAAACAGATTTTAGTGCTTATTTTGCTTCTATAGACAGAGGCAGGTTACATCAAGAATTTAGAAAAAAAATATCTTGTCAAAAGACACTAGAACTTATTGAGAAAATCATCCCAGCTTCAGGCAAAGGCATACCTATAGGTTCTCTTACAAGTCAGCTGTCTGCCAATGTATACGGAAATATATTAGATCAATTTATTCATCACCATTTAAAACTAACTTTTGCTAGATATATGGATGATGTTGTTGTGCTTACAGAAACATCAGAACAAGCTAGGCAAGCTAAAACAGCTATTGAGGATTTTTCAAATAAAACCTTAGAACTAAAACTTTCTCATTGGCAAATTGCAAATATTTCAAGAGGTATAAATTTTCTAGGTTACAGAATTTGGCCAACTCATAAATTGCTTAGGAAGTCATCCGTAATAACTGCAAAACGGAAAATTCGCAAATACTCAAAAGCAGAAGATTTTGACGCTATGAAAAACTTCTTAGGCTCTTGGTTTGGACACACTTTATCTGCTGATGCTCGTAATTTAAGGTTCAAACTAAATCAAGCGTATAATTTAATAGAGTACTTAAAGAAACAACCTAAGAAAACAAGAGCTCAATTGCTCAACAAACTATTGGAGTCATAATGGAAATCACTAACATACTGTCATCAAGTATGGCTGTAAACGCTATCGCTACTGCTATTGCTAAACTAGAGGGCGGGCAAGAAGCTTTGGAGCAAGCTATTCAAGAAGTGCAGGCCGCAGCTGCTGAAGAAGAAGAACGAATTTAACCAAGCGAAAGAAAAAGAATAATGGCAGGCGCAGGATACAGAAGCTTCTCCCCTAATACAGTTCTAACAGCTGACCAAGTTCAAAACTTCTTGATGGACACCTCCCTGTAAAATAATCTTATGCAAGACGAAAATCCACCTGTCAGAGTAACAACTAGCATGGTCTATGCCAAGCAGCTAGAGAATGAAAAGCTACTAATAGAGCTTCATGAGCGCCTGTCCAACATGGAGCACATGCCTGCAAGAGTCAGAGAGCTAGAAATCAACCAGGCTAAACAGGCTTGGATCGAGAAGGTTGCGTATGCGGCTTTGCTTGCCGGAGTCTCGGCGGTTGTCGGTGGACTTATCTCTGTAATGTGATGGAAGTTCCTCACGATCCCTACTGGTGCGAAACCTGTTCATCCCTGCTCGATGACAACTATCTACTAATCAACGACATTCGGTTGCCCTAAGCTACTGTTTTATCTGTTTCTACGCTACCTTTTTACCAACACATAAGCCTCTAAGTGTTGCTAAACATGTATAGCACTTTACAAATTTCGACAATCCTGTTTTACATTTTTACCGAATTCGCAGAGGTAGAATAGTCATATGACATGGCAACATCCACTCCCACCGAAACTAATCGGCGATAAGTATGGCGATAAAGAGCCACCAAGAACACAGCCACATCGAGGCACAGATTATCGCGGTGACGCTAAGCAATTTGTTAGGGCGGTAAGCGATGGCGTAATACATAACATCTTTTATTCCGCTTGTCTCGGTTGGATTGTTGAGCTAGAGACTGATGAGCATGGACTGTACTTCGGTTACTCTCACCTCGCTTGTCAAAAGCATGGCGTGAACTGTGATGGCAAGGATCACGAGGATGGCAGCAACTGCAATAAGAACATTCAGAAGGGTGACCGAGTAAAGGCGGGACAACCAATTGGGCTGTGTGGCAATACCGGACTCTGCTCAAGAGGCGTTCACCTTCATCTCACTGTCTCAAAGAAGCCAGACCCTCGATACGCAAAGACTTTCGATGCTGAAAAGTTCATCAATCAGAAAATCAATAAGCAAAAGCGTTTAGCTAAGAAGGCTAAGAAAACCGAGGTCACAGAAAAGCCACAGAAGCCCGAACCAGTACCTGCTAAGGTAGTTCCACCCGACAAGGGTCAAAACCCACCTAAGAGCGTTCTAGAGGCGTTGAAAGTGATAATGGCATGGTTCAACAAATAAAGAGGTTTTTCAAGGGGCTAATCGCCGATAAGGGCGGAAGTGCAGCCTGGAAGTTTAGGCGCAAGCTTATCTTCGGTGCATTTCGGTTAGGCGTGTTTGTGATCCTAGTGATGTTACCTATCGCCATATTCATGCCGGAACTGCAACAGTTAGCAATCGAGGCTATTCAGTCAATGGTGGGCATGCTCTCTATAATCGTCTCGGCTTATGTCGGTGGAGCAGTCGTGGATGATAGGCTGAACAGGAACAAGGATAAGGACATAGAACCATGAAGCTATTTAGCATAGAGTTTTGGACATACGCAGGAGAAAGAGCTATCAAGACTGTGGCGCAGTCTGCTGTGGCGTTTCTAGGAACTGGAACTGTCGGACTGTTTAGCGTTGACTTTTACTCTCTCACTTCGGTGAGCTTGGGTGCAGGTTTGCTATCAGTATTGACATCAATCATCACTAAGACTAAGGTTTCTGAGTAACCTCTTTCTTGGTTGCAGAAGGCTCGGCTTTTATAGCCGAGTCTTTTGTCTTAAGTCCCTACGCTCATGAGCTGTCAG